GCCTGATCATTCCTGACCAACGTTAGGGAGCTGTTCACTGCATTTCGGCAGGGGCTTTAACTAGCACTAGCTAGGATAAGCTGATAACTATTTTACTTTCGATACATTTGTTTATAGAACATTTCACCCGATGAGTCGAGATGTTTCAGAAATTTCATCTGTAACAATTTGACAAATCGAGTATAGTCCTTAACAACATTTCTGTCTCTCCAATCAATGCTTCGTGCATTGAGAGTAGGATCCCAGGAAACGAGTTTCGAGAGATTACCTCTAACAGTTTTACCTGTCGGGAACTCTTTCACAAGAGTCTCCTCCATTTGCATAGCTTTCACTCTAGCGTTCGGAAACGATAAAGCATAAAGCCAGTAAGATGGTGAGATAACCCTGTATAAACGTTCAATCAGACGTGTGGCATAAGTCTTAGAAACAGATGCACCAGACCAGCCTGAATTAAAGGCCTCTTCTGCGTCATCTACAGACTTAACATTATTAGAATTTCTCTCTTTAACAATCTCTAAAAGAGCTTGGTAAAGAGCATGATCTCGATGAGCTTGATTAATCCCTCTTTCAAAAACGTACCAGAACGACGCAGATTTCTGCGCCCCGCTGGCGAAAAGATGAGGTTGATCAGGAATACCTAATACTGCCCAAAGTGCAACTGATAACTCTTTCCCGAAATATTTTTCAGGGAGAGAATCAATCACAGATTTAAGTGTAGAAGTATCCGCGAAGAAACCTTTTCTTTGCGCTTCTGTAATTAGTGTTCCAAGGAAGAAAGGCTCTCGCGCCGTGACAAGGATATTTCCTGGTCCCAGCGGTGAGAGATCATTCTCTGAAGTCCGCCATCGTTTAGCAAATTCAACCATCTCCGAAGAAATGATAGATTTACTAAGGTTGATTTCGACTCCAAGTACCTTCATAATATGAAGATACTCACGAGCGACATCATCGTGATTAATCACGACGTCATCACCCAGAACTACATAATTAGGGATCGAACTAACGTTCGCTCGTCGAGCGGCTAGTCTTACGATTACATGATGTGTTAATGCCAACATCGCCCATGAAGAATATGCACCCATTGGTTGTCCAACAGAGTACTTAATCTGTTCGTCTTTCCAAGACCATGAAAAGTCTAGAAGACGTCTCCAATTTTCAGAGTCATAGCCAAGAATAGCTAGAATCTGGACTTGTAAGTCAATAGGTAAACGATCAGTTGCCGCCGACAAATCAAAACTATAAAACTTGTGTTCTATAGCTCGATTAGCCATAAGCCGATCCAAG